CGCACTTGCAGCGACGCCCACGACATCTGAGACCCGTTGATTGTGACTTGGTCGGCCATGGCGTGTGTTGTCCTTACGCGGCGGCGAGCACGCGCATTGCTGGGTTTACATACCCGATCGTAGTTTCTATGTACTCGACATAACCGAACGGCAGCACACGTGCCTCGCCGGTCAAGGTCTTGGTCGCGAGCACGTTGTCGAAGCGGCTCAACTTGAAGCTGCAATCGCTCGCCTTCGGCTTGGCGAGCAACACGGCGACCATAGCCGCGGTTGCGCCCGCTTCGATCTCGAGTGCGACCGACTCCAGGATGTAGCCCGTCTTTTTGTTGACCTGCACGCCTTGGTTGAGCCGCCGAATCAAGTACTGATACAGCGCGTCTTCGGCGATGTTCATAATCAACCGGTGCGGCACGAGATAGAAGTCTGAGCCCGTCGCCGACATGATGCGCGGTCGGTTGACGTACACACCTTGGACGCCGACCCAAGTGCGCAGTGTCAGAAACCGTGCATCGTCGAGCCCCGGGTAAAGCGACTCGTCGTGGCAACCCGGGATCGGGTTGCCGTTGTTGTCAGACAGCTGCGCGCCCGGGATTTTGCCGATGTTGATGTCGGCGACGTCGACGTCTTCATCGACGCTCGCGATAAGCGGCGCGGCGGCGTAGTTCACCGGCGACTTGTACTGATTGCCCGAGACCGAGCTCGGAAACTGCACGGCGCCCGCGCAGATGGTGCCAAACGTGGTTGCGTAACCGGCAAACGCTGTCGCCAAGCTCGACAAATACGCCGCTTCGGATTGGCCCGCGATGAAATCGGGCAACGCCGTGTTGGCGCAGAAATACCGCGGCTTGTGCTTGGCTTGTAGCCCGACAAACTTCTGGTCAATCGTCGCCGCCGCCGCGGGCGTCACCGCGCCGAGTATCGAGCACACGCGCCAACTGACTTGCGATTGGCCGAGCGCGTCGATCGCCGCGCTGTACGTCGTCGTGTCCGGCTTGCCGGCGAAGCTCGAAACCTTGACCGTGTCCCCGGCAACCAACGTGCCCGCGGCAAACATGACCTTGATGTTGGCGTCGGTGATGAGAAAGAAAGCGGCGGTGCCGAGCGCTTGCGGTTGGCTCGTCGTGATGCCGCCATCGAGGCTGTATGTCAGTTGAATGCCTGCTGCTGCGATCGTGCCGCCCGTGACGATTGTCACGACGACCTCGTAAGAGTCATACGGCAAGACGCTTGCGTCGACGGTCACAACCGATGTGCCCGTGACGCCCGTCACGTCGACGGCGCTGTACGTCGCGGGCGTGCCCGTGTCGGCTCGCACGACGCACACGGGTTGCCCGTAGATGTCGATCGCCCGGGCCGCGGCTTCGACCAGCGGGCCAGCGCCGAAGTTGGTTTGCACGTCGGCGATGCGTGCGAACGTCGCCGGCATGTTGAGCGGGCCATCCGAGCTTACGCCGATCAACGCCAGCAATCCGCCCGTCGCGAGATTGCCCAACGCGCCGTCGAGCTCGGTAATCGTAACCGCGGGTTGAGTCATGGTGATTGTGTCCTTATCGGGCCAACTAGTTCGAAGACGATCGGCGAGGCGCCGACGACCACAGGATCGGAGGTAATCAGCTGGTAGCCCGTGTCACCGTTGACCGCGCCGCCCGGCAACACCTGCACAAAAAAGCCTTCGACGAGCACGTCGGCGGTACGCACCCAAGCGCCATCGAGCACGACCGTGTACAGCCCATTGTCGCGCGAGTCGGCTTGATTGTTCACGAGCACGCTCGCGCCATCGAGGCACAGCACGTCGTCGACCGTTTGCTCATCGGCAAGCACGAGCGGGCCGGTCGAGCAAGCGGCGACCGCGATCGGTGCCTCGCCGACGATGACTTGCTCGGTCACGTCGAGCTCGGTCACGTCGATCACACCACGCACCGGCGACGGCGCCGTCACGGCGTCGTTGGACTGGTCGGCGATCGGCGACTGAATGGTCATCGTCACGACCAGCGCCGTGCCCGAGCGCCGCTCTTTATGCAGCTGTATCCATTCGGGCCGCACGAGCTCGAAGGTCCCGTGCGCGACGTAGGTTGCCGCCGTGTACCACTGGTCGAAGAGCTTGCGCGTTGAGCGCCATTGCAACAGCTCGGTCTCGGGCTCGACGTCATCGGCCCACGTCGAAATCAGCACGTAGAAGGTCTCTTTGATGACCGCGAGGTAGCGCGGTACACCGCCCGGTTGCGACGGGCCAATCATATTGCCGATGAAGCCGCTTCGATCGCCGGGCACCCACGCAATGCGGTTGCGCGCGGTCTGTTGCTGCGCGGGCTCGCGCCAACCGAAAGGCTGGTAGCACTCCCACCCCTGCGCATCGAAAAACGCGCGCACGCCGTTGTACAGATTTTCAAGCGCCAAGATCTCGGTCATGGCGTCGCCTCGACCGTGCGCTGGTACTCGGCGTCGAGCACTCGGCGAATCTCGACGATGAGCTCGGGCGGCAACTGCGGCTTGGTGAAAATCACCGGGCGCTTGGTCTTGCCTTTGACGAAGCCGTGATGGTGCCGCGCGTCGATGCCGTGGATCTCAGTGATGACGTGTTGCCCGATCGCCGTCACGGTGAGCGTCTGGTCGGCGTTCACGAGCGGGCGTGCGCCGTCGTGCTTACGCGGCGCCCACGGCGTGCCGTACGGGTCGGTGCCCGCGGCGATGGTCTTGCGCAAGTGCGCTTCGACGACCTTGGCGACTTGTGGCGCCGCACGTAGTGCGAGCGTCTCGAGGTCTTTGACCTTGCCAATGAGCTCTTCGAGCTTGGTCACGGCGGTCGTCATGAAAACGTGCCCCCACCGTTTGAGTCTTCTTCGCGCCCGCGGCGGCGTTGCAGACTCATCCAAACGTATGGGCCGGCTTCGCTGTACACGTGCGGCGCCGCGTTGATGATGCCGGTCGCTCGCGTGTCTGCGCGCAGCGGCAAATCGAGATACCCGTTTTCACTGTCGGCGGCTTCTTTGAGCTCGTCCAACGTTTGCGTGTACTGCTCTTGATAGGTCTTGGCGTCTTCGTCGGTCGGCGAAAAGCCTCGACGTAGCCACACACTCATCGTGACGAGCCGCGCAAGCCAACCCTGCAACACGAGCGCGTAAGGCGCCTTAAACGGTGCGTCGTACCGCTTGCGCAATCGCGCGTCGATGAACGCCGAGCCCAACTCGAGTTGGGCCTCGATGAAACCCGGGTATTGCGTGTCGATGCGCGCGACGAACTCCGCTGGTACCAGCGTGTACAGTTGGAACTGTGCTTGCGTTAGGTAGGCCATGGAGTCACCGCGCGCGTGTCTGTGTGCTCGTGCGTGTCGTGTCGTGTTAGGACGCCTTGACCCGAAACAAGCCGTACGGGTGCAGCGGCAATAGCCCGTTACGGCCCTTGCATGTCCATTGCAGTTTGTCGGCTCGCTCGAGCTCGGAATCGGTCATGCCCGAGTTGTACCGAACGGCAAACGGTTGCCGGTTCGAGTAGATGAACGCGGCTTCTTCGCCGACGTACTCGGTTGCGAGGTAATACGTCGTGTCGCTACCGCCCGTAAACGATGAGCTAAGCTCATCGGCCGAGTACGGTTGCCCAAGCCCCCAAGTTGCAGCTAGCGGCTTGTTGTCGGCGCTACCGCCGCCGCTCGCCGCGGCGCCCGGTAAGAACGCACCCATGATGAGCTGCATCGCGCGCGCGTACATGAGCGGCGGCACGATCAAGGCTTTGACGCGCAGTTTGCGCGGGTAGCCCGTCGGCGTTTTGAGTTGCTTGATCTGCCCGATCGCTTTGGTGAGATTCACCGCGGCGACGTCGAGTGTGACCGAGAGATCGATCGGCAACGGCCCGAGGTCGTTTGAATACGTGCCGTCTTTGTTGTCGACGCCGTTGGTGAAGTGCGCGGCGTTGAAATACGTCAGGTTGTCGTAAGTCAACGACGACGCCGACAGAATCGCATCGGACAACATCTGTTGCGGGTGATGCGCCGTGAGTTGCCCGATCTCACCGATCCACTTGGTCGCCGACTGCACGCCGTTGCCGTCGAGGTCCGAGAGCTCGGCTTCGGTGAGCTCCAAGCCCGACTGTGTGTACTCGTTTTCGACCGCGGTGTTGAGGTAGCGGATCTCGTCGAAGTCTTTGAAGCCGCCTTTGTACCCGCGGTGCAACTTCGCTGATTCGAGCGAGAAGTACACGATCTCTTTGAGCGAGCGGCTCGTGCTTTGGTACGTGCAGACCTGCCACCAAGCTTCATCGTTGAGCGCTTTGTATTTCTGGTCGAAGAGCACGCGCATGTTCGACTCGAGAGAGCCGAGGAATGTAGGATCGATAATCATGTGATTTGCCTATGTTCCTTTGATCTAATGTGAGGTCACGGCGCCGGGGCGTCGGCGGCGACGGGTGCGGCGATGACGCGCGGCACGATGAGCACTTGCGCTGTGTTGGCTTCGACCACGTAACCAGCAGGACAACCCGCCGTCGTCGTCACAGTTGACCCGTTCAAGTAGTTCGCGGTCGTGAACGCGAGCGAGACCGCGGCGCCGGAGTCGTTGGTAAACCAGTACGCTTGCACCTCTTCGAAGAAGCGCACGCTGATCTTCTTGGTACCGTCGCCGGTAAAACCCTCGGCAAAGTGACCGGTCGCGATCGTTGTTGCCGACGGCGTGATCGTGACTTTGCCGGTTGCCGGGTCGCCGTATGCGACGTTGCCTTGCACGGCGACGTCGCCCGACTTGAGCGCGAATGAGTATTTGTCGATCGATACGTGGTTGATGAATCGAGCCATGACCTAACCCTTTGCCCCGTCGACCGACGACGGCAGTTGATAGTCTTCGGGCACGCCAACGAATGTCGTGTTGCCGATGCGCTTGTTGATGAGCGCTTTAGCGGGCGCGAGACCCATGCGCGCGTCGAGCTTGGCTTGCAGCTCGGGCGGTAGTCGACGCTCGGTTGGCCCGACGCCGGGCAAGCCGTCGACACGCTTGCCTTGCGGCACGGCGACGGTTGTCACGACCGGCTTGAATGGCAACGCCGCCTTCGGCACCGCTTTGCAAATCGCCTTGATCTCGGCGATCTCGAGCCGCTCGAAAGTCGCGACGAGCTCGGCGGGTAAGTCAGGTCGCGAGGCGATGAGCTCGGTACGCTCGCGCGAGGCTTGCGCCGCTTTGAGCTTGCGCACTTCGGCTTGCGATTCGGTGAGCGCTTGCGTGACCGCGATGAACGCCGTCGAGCTCACGCTGCGCGCAGCGGGCTTGTCCTTGGGCTCGTCGCCGTCGGGCTCGTCGTCGCCTTCCGCCGCCGGCTTGTCCTGCTCTTTGTCCTTGTCATCGGCGGGTGGGTCATCGCCTTCCGCCGCCGGCTTGTCTTTTTCGTCCATGGCGGCGAGCGCCTTTCGTGCTTGCGCCGCAACATCGGCGTCGTCGGACTTGGATGCTTCTTCGAGCGCGCTACGCGCTTTTTCCATCGCAGTCATCGCGATTTCTCCTGTGGCGATACTTGCGAGCAGCGCACTCAACGTCGCTTGCTCATCGGCGAGCCCGGCGACTATCGCCGCCTTGCCGGCAAATACTCTTGCGTCGAGCCCCGCGACCGCTTCGACTGCTAACCCGCGGTGCGCCGCAACGTGCTCGAAGAGCGCGCCCGCCATGGCGTCGACCAACTCTTGCTGCGCGCGCAGCTCGTCATCCGTGATCGGTTGGCTCGGGTTACCATCGGCCTTACGCGCGCCCGACGCGATGACGGCGACCCGCACGCCGGCATTGGCGAGCCGCGCCGAGACGTCTTCGCGGCAGTACGCAACGCCGATCGACCCGGCAAACGAGGTCGTGCCGATGTAGATGCGCTCGGCGACACACGCGAGCGCGTACGCCGCCGAGCACGCTTGCCCGTCGACGTAGGCATACAAAGGCTTGCCCGAGACCTTGCACGTCAACTCGATGGCGCGAGCGCAGTCTATGCAACCTTGCGCGTCGCCGCCCGGCGAGTCGATGCGCAGCACGATCGCCTTTGTCTCTTGCCGAGCACACGCGACGGCGACCCGTTCGAGTATCGCGTCAAAGGAGTCGGTCCAATGGTCGTCGTGTTGGACCAACGGCCCGCACACGTCGACGATCTCCACATCGCCGACAAGCTCGTTGGCGCGCGACGACGGCTCGGCAAAGAAGTCGAAAAACGCTTGCGGCCGCACGGCCAAGATGCCGGTGCGCTCAAACTTTCGAAGCGGCTTGCTCGCGTCGTATTTCAAGGTCAAGCGGCCTCCTGTATGGATTCGGTCGGCGCGGGTGCGGGCTCGATTGCCGCGAGCTTTGCGCCCGCGCCGACTGTTGCCGCTTTGAGCACGCCCGCCGTCGGCACGCCAAGCTGCGCGCACAACTCAGCGACGTCGAGTTGCACGTTGTGCGCGGCGAGCGCTTCGGTGAGCGTCTTGATCGCCGACGCCGCGGTGACCAGCGAGCTCGCCGTTGCGTTGAGATCCTTCGGCGGTGTTGTGTCCCATTCCATCACGACCGAGCGCGTAAGCAACGCTTGCTCGCCGTGCTGGTAGTACACATACGCCGGCAACACTTGCGTGTTGACCGTGTACGCGAGGTCGTCGCCGGTCGACTGAATCAGGTCACTGCGAATCGTCGAAAACAACTCGGCCGAAACGAAGCCGCTTTTGCCTTCGGTCGTGACGGTCTGGCCTGCAACGCAGATTTGAAACTCGCGGTCTTGGTCCTCGATCGTCTTCGAATACGACTGCCAACCGATGCCGTTGCTTTCGAGCAACCGGACCGTATAGCCCGGCTTCGTGGAAAACACCGTGTTGATGCCCCAAGCGGCAACGCGCTGAAACCAACCTTGCGCTTGCTCTTCGGTCGCGGCTTGCGGTGCCTCGGCGACGCGCGCGGCATTCGCCAGCTTCTGTTCCCAGTTGTCCTTGAGTAGGCTCGCCGTCTCTTTGCGGATGTACGCGCGCGCGATCGCTCGCCATGCACCGTTCTGCCAAGGCGAAACGCGACCGCCTGGACAATGCAGCACCCAATGGCCATCTCCAGGCGTGATTGGCAGCAAGCCGGCGACCGACTGGTAGTACCAAGTGTTGTCCGACCAAAGGTAGAACAGAAATTGCGGGTCGCGCCGCACGAGCACGGGCCACTCGCGACCGGCGACGGGTACGAGTTCGCCGACGCCAACGCCGAGCGTGAAGCCGTCTGCGGCGAGCAGTGCCAGTTCCTTGGGCGGACACATCTCATCGAAGCGCGCCCGCGCGTCGGCGTTGCCGGTCGCGTCGTTGGTGTTGCCGGGTTGCAGCTCGGCGCAGATCTCAGGATCGCCGCGAAACCGCTTCGGCAAGCGCACGAGCCCGTCGGTACGCGTCGACAGTACACCGGCGAAGACGCCGTCTTGCTTCGACGCAATCATGAGCCGCGCCGCTTCGCCGATGTGCCCGAGGTCGGCGGCGTGCGTCGCGGTCTCGATGTCGGCGAGATACAGCCGAGTCGGCGTGCGCCCGGGCGGCGAGAGTTGCCCGCCGAGTGCCTCGCGTGCACGGATGATCTCGGGCGAGTCGAGCGAGTTGGTCGCGCCGGCGGCGGGCGGACGCGCGTACGCCGAGCGTCCCAACAAGACGTCGACGAAGCGCACCAACCCGTTGGGCATCAGACCCATAACGGCCATCGGGTACGCGCGCTGTGGCGGAAGTCTATCTACTGCACCAGTAGATACGTTATTTTGTGTGCTTTTGGCGGCGACCTGACAGTATCTACTCGCGTGTCAGTAGACAGTTCGTATGGTCACAGCGAGCAACGATGTAGCTATCAAGCGGCGGCAAGGTCGCCCGAGTAAGCTAGACCGACCTTACATGACGCTTGCGGGCGACCTCGGGCGGGCGGTACGCGAGCGCACGGTCGAGCGCCAAGGCATCACATGGCCGAGCGACCGGTACAAGCTCGACCCGGTTGGGTTTTGTCACGACATACTCGGCTTTGAGCCATGGGAGCGGCAGACCGAGCTCATCGAGGCTGTGCGCGACCATGACCGGGTTGCGGTGTGCTCGGGCCAGAAGACCAGCAAGACCCGGTCGATCGCGGCGCTCGCTTTGTGGTGGTACTGCAGCACGCCGGGCTCGCAAACGATCTTGAGCTCGACCACCGATCGCCAGCTCAACAAGGTCGTTTGGTTCGAACTGCAAAAGCTGCTGGTCGAAGCCGGGCGCTGCATCGAGTGCAAGCGCTCGAACCCGCACGGCCCGCGACCGTGCCCGCATTCGGCGTTCATCGACCTCGGGCGCAACGGGTCGCTCGCGCGCACGGGCATCACGAGCGCCGACGGCTCGCGCATGATTTTCGGTTTCACCTCGCGCGAGCCCGAAGCAGTGCAAGGCATCTCGGGACCTAACAACCTGTACTTGCTCGATGAGTGCTCGGGCATTGACGACCTCGTGTATGAGGCCATACGCGGCAATCTGTCGGGCGGCGGCAAGGTCGTGTGCATCTCGAATCCGACGCGCAATCACGGATTCTTTTACGACATCTTCAATGACGCGGAGTCGGTCTATCACCGCTTGACCATCTCGTCGGAAGAGTCGCCCAACGTCGTCGCCGGGCGCATTGTGATCCCAGGCTTAGCGACGCGCGAGTACATCGCCGAGCTTGAGCGCGAGTACGGGCGCGACTCCGCATTTTTTATGGTGCGCGTGCTCGGCAAGTTTTGCGTGGCTGAAATCGGGCGACTGTTCCCAATGGATTTGATTGTGACCGCGCAAGGTCGCATCGAAGACGCGAGCGACGCCGGGCGGCTGTATGTAGGTGTTGACCCTGCTGGCTCGGGCTCGAAGGGCGACGAGACCGCGATCGCCGCCCGCCGCGGGTACAGACAACTGTCACTCGACGCACACACGGGCTTGACCGCAAACGCCGTGCTCGGGCACGTGTTGATGGTCATACGCGCGCACAAACGCGACGGCGAAATCCCGGTTGTGGTGCTCGACCGTGACGGCGCCGTCGGTGCTGAGAACTACGGCGTGATGCGTACCTTCGTCGACAATAACCCTACGGCGTTCAAGCTCGTTGGCGTGCGCGGCATGGTGCGCCCGTTTCGCGAGGCGGATAACTACGCCATGGTGCGTGACCAGGTCGCTGCGAGCTTCGAGCGCTGGATCAAAGCGGGCGGCGCGGTGCTCGCCGACCCGAAGCTTGCCGGCGAGATGCACGTCATGCGCTGGTCGGTCGACGATCGAAGCCGGCTTGTCTTGATTGACAAGGATGAAATACGCAAGATTTTGAAGCGCTCAAGCGACCGCTTCGACGCGACGACGTTGTCAGTGTGGGAACCAGTCTGGACACACGACCAACAAACGCCGCAACCGCCGCCGCCGCCGCCGCCCGACTTGCGTGTGCCGATGGTCGACCCGTACGAGATGCGCGACACGTGGGATCCACGGCGGCGAGGGTGAGCTACGCTACAGGCAAAGAGATGCTCGGCAAACGAAACAAATATGTGTTCAAAGCTAGCAGTGGACGTTTGTTTGCTCCGTTTGAAGGAGCGATCGACGATGCCGAAGAGCTTGCAAAGGAATACGCCAACAGTTGCGGCGAGTCCGTAACCTATTGGGCGGTAAACAATCCTGAAGCGTACGAGGTCGTCGAGCCCGAGTGCCGAACGTAAGCACATACAAGACCGAGCCCGCGACGCTCGGCGAAGCCATGCTGCGCGAGCTGCCGCACTCGGTCGCCAAGATTGCGACGGCGCTCGGCCTACGTAGCCCGCAAGCTGTGCAGTTTTGGCGACACGGGCTCAAGCTACCCGGGCCGGAGTCGCGCGAGCGGTTGGCGGCGACGTACGGGATCCCAGTCGACGCATGGAGTAGGCCGGCGACCGGCGAGCCCGAGGTCGATGCCGGTGCCACGGGCGCCGGGTTGCCCGAGTTCGGCGGCGGTGCTGTGACGGTGCCGCCCGTGTCGAGCTCGGCGCTTGCCGGTGTGCACGCGTTGCTACGTGAGGTGCGCGCACGCCGACCGAAGCCGGACGCCGAGGCGGCGAGCTCGATGGATTACTTTCGGTCGGTGCGCATGGAAATGGACTTGCTACGGCAGATAGCCCAGTTCGAGCAAGCCGCCGAAGCCATGGATGATCGGATTATTCGGACCAACCCGCGTTGGGCGAAGATTCGTGACGGCATCGCCGACGTGCTCGCGCACTATCCCGAAGCCGCCGAGCGCGTTGGCGCGTTGCTCGACCGCCTCGATGTTTGATTGCGGCTATATTCGTTTGACAAAAATAGCAGCCGTGATATGCTTAGATTACCCTGGGTACTGGACACAATCGTGTGCGATACGTAGGCATCGTTTTCGTTTGACAAAAATGCGCGTTGTGATACGCTTAGATTACCCTGGGTACTGGACTTCGGCGGCGGGCGCGAAGGCGTGGTAGGGTGTAACCCATGCGCCGTGGGTCTTGTCGGACATACGGCGACAGGACACCAGCAGACTGTGCACGGTCTGCTGGTGTCCGATTTGCTCTCACTCGTTTTCCCAAGCGCCGCGCAGTATCTCCGACATGGACGTGCCCGCCGCCGCCGCTTGCGCCGCTAGGCGCTCGTACGCTTCGACGGTGAGCCGTACACCGACCACCCGCCCGGCGACGCCGCTTGCGTCATTGCGCGGGCGCCCGCGACCTCGTTTCGGTGCCGCGGGCTCGGCGGGCGTGGCGGCGGGCTCGGCGGGCGTGGCGGCGGCCTCGGCGGGCTCGGCGGCGGGTTTCTTTCGTGCGCTGCTCATGTACTAAGAATGGCACGCGCCCGGCTTATCGTCAAACGAAAATATCGCACCGAATATGAACCATTATCGTTTGACAAAAATATGGTCTCGGGCCATTATAAATACATGAACAACGCGATGACAGTGACCGCCGCCGAGATGACCGAGTACACGACCGAAGACCTCGCCGCCTTCGCAAGCGCGGTCAAGACCGCCGCCGCCGCTCCCAGCACGGTCAAGTACTACGGCGAAATGAGCTACATCTCGTCAATCAAGGCTGAGTGGTTTCCGCGCAGCGACGCCCACGACTTCGCCGTCAAGTTGGTTGCGTGCCTCCAAGCCGGCTTGCTCCGCTTGAGCCGCGCTGACCTCGTAGGCGCCATGGACGGCGCGATGGTCATGGCGAGCGAAGTGACCTACCAGCGCGCGTGCTGGCACTTCGTGGTGGTCTGAGCCGCCCGCCCGGGCAACCGGGCACCTCGGGTGCCTTGGGTACGTGAGACGCCGCTTGGGAGACCGAGCGGCGTTTGACGTTTGGGAGGTATATTCGTTTGACAAAAATATGAGACCGGGTCATGATAGATACATGGACGCAAACGAAACGCAGATGACGAAGGCGCAACGCATCAAGCTGAATCAGGAGTTTGTGACCCTCATGCACAGCCGTCGTTGCCTGAATAAGAAGCGCGGACCGCTCGGTCACGGTGTGGTTGTGCATCTGAATGCTGACGCGGACCGCGCACGAATCGACGCGCGGCTCGACGAGATACGCTGCGCGCTAGCTGCGCAGTGACCCAACGCGCACAGCGCCGCGGCAGTGTGCGCACAACGGCCCGGGTAGGCGAGAGCTTACTCGGGCCGTGTCGTTTTGGTACGTGGCCGCCTACATGCTTGGGCTTAGTACCCAGGGTAATCTAAGTATAGCTGGCGGAGCTATATTTGTCAAACGAAAATAGTCACAGCGGCACGAGCCGCACGCGCAGCGTGTCGAGCGGCACGGCTCGTGTGTACCCGTCGACGAGCTCAACGCTCTTTGCTGCGGTCAACGCGATGGTCCGAGTGCCTGGCCAGGCCCGCCACCCTGCCAGCCTTATTCCTCATCTCACTTATCTTGGGCTTTTTCTTGGACATGTCTTAAGCCTGGCTTTTCGACACTGGAGGCAAGTCAACAAACTCTGACAGCTCATCCACGATGGCCTGCTCTGTCTCTCCATACATAATCAACAACTCTCCAGACAGCCCGAATGTCGTGAGGTCAATGGGTATTGGCTGGCCTGCTTTTAGTTTTGTTATGTTGCCATCGGACAAGCCAAGGATAATCGTACGCTTTCCATCCTTGCCTGTGAATGCTGCCTTAATCATGCCTCAGCTCCTCCTCACGCATCTGACAGGGCTCACCGACCGCCGCGAGCTCGAGTTGCGTTAGTTGCCATAAGAGGTCGTGCGATGCCCGGTCGTGTAGGTGTGCGCCACATTTTGCCCGACAAAAACCTACCTGAAATCTTGCCCGATTCTGATTTTAGGGGCTCCCCGGAGGCCTTACCGCCCCTCACACTGTCCTGCCGGCACCCCCGTACACGCACCTTGCCTACACGCTAGCACCACGATACCTACACGTGCGCCACGCTCTAAAGGCAACTCGCCCTCTGCATCATCGCGTTGGCTCCCCCGCACCCACATACGGAACGCACGTTACACCATCCCAACCCTCAAGGGCCACGCGCTCAAGCAACCGGTCGAGCTTCCGACTGAGCTCAGCCCAATCGACCTTTGCGCGTTGCTCGAGCGGCCGAGCGGCGTCGCGCGCTTGGCACACGTGCAGTGGCGTCACGAAGATCACGAGCCTCGAGGCGGCCCCCAGCTGGCGCGCAAGGGCATGCCACATCATGCGCGTCCTCGGGTCCAGCGCACACGCATCCACGATGACGTCGATGCCCGTACCGAGGGCCCTCCGAGCGTTGAGCTCCATCGCTTCGAAGACGGCGCGCCCGTCCGCCCCGTGCGTGCGTATCGCGTCCGCGGTGACCACGTACGCCCGCCCCCCTGATGAGGCACTCGCCGCCCACGTAGACTTACCCGAGCCCGGCAGCCCACATGTAACCGTCATCGTCGTCACGAGGCGCGCCCGCCCACATGCTTGCCCTCAGTGCCCAGGGCTACTTTAGTATATCGAGCACTCATATATTTGTCAAACGATAATAGGCACGACGCATCGCAAGGCTCGGCACGCCTCGGATGTAGCCGGTCGTACACCATCGCCGCCAGCACCCCAAGCGCCAGCGCGACAGCGATGACCACGATGACCAAGCCCCGATCGACCGCACTCTCGTTCATGGTCTCCCCCCTCGCGCCGCACGCCATATCCCCCGCTGAATCCCAGCCGACAGCGCGTCGCTATCCTCGCCCCTAAGCTCGTCCACACACAGCTCCCCCTCACGTCGAACGTTCCCAAGCGCGAAGTGCCGCTCACCCTCCACAGCCACGTGCCCGCCGAGCTGACACAACAAACACTGACACGGCACGACGACCCAGACCGACGCCCCGGCATCGCCGACGATGAGGCCCATCGAGTAGAGGGCCCTGCCACGAAGCACGATGCGGTCGCCGGGTTCGAGCGCGTTCATGCCGCCGCCTTCCGCCGGTGATACCCGGCCACTGACCGACAGCGCACGGAGCAGTACATCGCATGGCGCCGCTTCTCAGCGAAACTCTTCTGGCAGACAGAGCACGTGCGCGTCGGCACTGGCACCCGACGTCGGTAGTACGCTTTGAGGCCCCAATCACGCTGACGGCACGCATTCGAGCAGTATTTGATGTTGCTGCGATACGGAACGAACGCGACACGACACTTGGCGTTCGCACACTCGATGACGGGCGTCTCAAACAAACGCCTGCGCATCGCACGCAGCGTCCACGCCTTCTTGTAGAGCTTCCGGCGCAACATGTACTGCGAATGTGCGCGCATCCAGTTGCGCGCTAGCACGTTCACCATCGGCGCCTGAGCGTCCACGAACTCACCTAACACTTCGCTATGCAGGTCGCTCCACATGGCACTGGCTACCCCTCCGCCCCATCGGCAAACACCATCCCAAGCGGCTTGGCGCCCTCAATCCGCCCAAGCACACGCCCCTCGCCCCGTCCCTTCATGAGCGCGCGATACTTCGTCACCCAAGGCCCATAGTGCCCACTGCTGAGGTTCATCGCAGCGAACTGCTCCATCCGATAAGCCGTCCGGTGCTTCACCCGATACGCCGAGTAGAACCAGTCACGCTCGACCGCGAAGTACGCCCGTCGCCCTTCGTGCAGCATGCCTTGCCACACGACGTGCGAGGGCCAGGTCGCGCGATCGGGGTCACCCTCGACCGCTTCTTCGACCCACCCGTGTGCGTACCCGATGCCCTCGCTCGACAGACACACGCCATGCACAAGCCGAAGCGTCCGAACCATGTCGGCTCGAACAACAGCGTTGTCCATGTCGAACATCTCGAAGAACTCCATCGCGTCGTCGAAACAGCTGTGCGTTGGTTCTATGGTGGTCATCGACCTGCCCGTTGTTCGTACGCCTCGATGACGTAGTCACCCGCTGGCAGTCGCCCGCGGTCACGTGCGCCGCGCTCCATCCCGATTCGACGCACACCATCGAGCTCTTCGAGAGCAAGCGGCGTGTTGAGAATCATCCGCCGCATCTTGCGAATCGCCGCGCGGTCGTGGACGGTCGTTTCCAGCAAGATGGTGTCCAAGCCGGATGGGAGCCCGTCCGTCCAATCAAGTTCGGCAAGCTGTTCGGTCGTGCGCCCAACTTCGCTGTACTCGACACGCCCGGCGAGTCCGAAGTAACACCACTGGTCGCCCATGTTCACCGTGAGCACCGCGCGTACGGCATCAGGGGTACCGTCACGCTGCAGCAACGACACATCAGTTTGCCCGTCGGGAAGTACGATCACCCATGCACGCCATGGACTCTCGGGTCGACGCTTCGGCACGGCACTCATCAATGCGGGCAGCGCCGCTTGCGTCACGCGCACCGACGGTAGTCCCGAATGCATCCACGACCCCGCCAGCGCGAGCATCATGAGGGTTCCGGGCTCACCGTCGTCGAACTTCGTCCGGGGCGGACGAATATGCATTCCGCTTACTGGGTCGAGCTTCACTACCTCGCAGCCGTAGGCTACCCCTTCGTAGGCCAGCTCCATCAGCATTTCCACGGACCATCCAATCTGTTCTTGCCCTCTCATGTTGTGCCTCTCTAACTGTTAGATTCCCTCTGCCACTGCTTCAACGACTCCCTCTGCCCACGCACCCCAATCGCCCTACCGACCTCGCCGGCCTGCGCGCCCCACGCTGCGATGAGCACCGCTGCTGCCTCATCTGGTCCAAGCTCGCGAGCAGGCCCGACGAGCCACGCTGCAACCCTCTGCTCGAGCGCCCGAACCGCCTCCCTCTCAAGCCCAATCGCCCCCCGTCCTAGGACAGCCGCGCGCCACGTAGACGGGTTGACCCGAACGACCCGCCTCACGGTCTGCCCAGCATCCCGCCAGACCCGCTCCCAGCGCTCCCGTGCGACGCCCAGCGCCGCGACGACGGCCACGGAGCCACCCCAGGGCGCTTCGAGGCAGAGAACGACCCTGAGGCCGCCTACGCGCCCAAGGTCGACCGCCCAGCGCACCACCCGCTCGAGCTCGGCCGTGTCGAGCGTGGATAGCTCGCCGCTGTCGACGCGCTTGCCCGAAACGGCGATCGCCCAGCCCGACTGTGCCGCCGTGTCAACTCCGAGCACTACGCAGGCCCAGGGCTTGGGCGAAAGCGAGGTG